CGTCAGAAGTTGCAGATCCAGGAAGTGCTTCACCAATGTAAATAAAATGATCAACGGTATCAATAAGTCTGTTATACTGCACTTCTAAGTCTGCCTTTATTCTGTCTAGTACATCAATAAACGACTGCACAACAAATTGTTTTCTTGTTGGATCAAAAACCAATATACTATCAACAACAATGTTTTTTAATCTAACACTTTTAACATCTGACGCTTGCATCACATGAGATATGCCACCGCTCGTAGATGTCATAGAACTCAATCTTTGCAGTTGTCGTTCAACATTTTTGTTGATAGTAGACTGATTTTCTGAAGCGCGTTCATTTAATTGTTTTAACGCTGCTTCAAAATCTTCTCTATAATCTGGTGCGACCCCAGGATCCCCTTGATCCCCTTTTTCACCAGTCAATCCCTGCGGACCTACTTCTCCTTGCGGTCCACGTGGTCCGGGCGGTCCAGATGGTCCAGGTTTCCCTTGTATCCCTTGGACACCTTGTAACCCCATGTCTCCCGTTCGACCAGCATCGCCTTGAGCGCCAGTTTCGCCCCTGTCACCAGTTTTTCCAGTGTCTCCTTTGGATCCGGTCTTTCCTGTATCACCTTTCTCTCCTTTTAATCCAGATTCGCCAGCAGTTCCGGGAATGCCTTGTTCACCTCTTTCACCGCGTTCGCCCTGAGCGCCGTTTTGTCCATCCGCGCCGCGTTCTCCTTGCGGACCTGTCTCACCTTTTTCGCCACGAAGTCCAGTATCTCCTGTGTCTCCTTTGATACCTTGGTCACCTTTGTCACCTTTGTTTCCTTTGACGCCTTTATCACCTTTGAGACCCTGTGGACCCATCGGACCTTGAATAGTTTGAACTTCTTCTAGGACATCAAATATTCTGTCCTCTAACTTTTTTATTTCTTTCTGCGTATGAACAACTGAAAACGCAGTAGAAATAGTATCAATCTTGCTCATTTGCTTTTGCCATATACCTCGTCAACTCTTCAACCAATTCATCTTCTTGGGAGGGTACATATTGTTCTTTTTTATTTTTCTTAGATTCGGGTTTACCGCCATTAACATTAATATGAACTTGTTGTGGCGGCGTTTTAGGCGGTTCGGGTTTCGGTTCTTCTTCTTCTGGTTCTGGTTCTGGTTCTGGTTCCATAGGATCTGGAACTTCTCCCGCATCAATTTCGCCATCAATTTGGGTTTTAACTTCTTCAATGTCTTCGGCAGATAATCGTAAAACATTTCTCCAAATCCATTCTTTAGAAACATATTGACCGACAAAAGGTTCTGCTTCTGCTAACAGTCCCAACCTATCTCTAAGAATTTCTGCTTCTTTTAATTCTGAAAAATGATTATCTTTTACGAAATCAACGACGATATCATTTTTCCAGTTGTTCCAATCCTGTTCAGTACAAACGCCTTTTAAGATAAGTTGTTTTTTAAGAATACCAAGAAATACTTGTGAAAAGCGCCGACGCAATCTATCAATAAACTTTTGAAACTTAACTTCGTCTCGACTAATTTCTGCAGACCTTCCTAAAGAAAACTGCGCTTCTTGTTCCAAACGATTGACAGGAACATTCAATGCACGATATAATCTCTTTTGGAAATAAATGATATCGTCAATCTGACCAAGGTTATCGCCACCAGGAAGAGTAGAAATTTCTGTACCGCGACCACCTTCTCGACGTGGTAACCAGAAATCTTCAAGCATCGACATATGTTTGCGATCATCTTTAAGTTCGCCAGTGTTCGCGTCGTATACCAATTTGTTACGATACTTAGCCATAATATCTTTCATATATTGTTCAGACTTACCACGAGGCAAGTTACCTACATCAATATAAAAGATACGCCTTTCTGGTGCACGCGCGAGACGATAGATGACCAGAGAGTCTTCCATCATACGCAACTGATTAATTGCTTTTAGTGACTTGTGTAAATGAGATACGACTTTCTTTTTAGTTTCGTCGAGCATACCAGAAGTGGTATACTGAATAGCATCTACTGAAAATTTAACTGCGCTGGTCATAGAACCAGGTCTTTCTTCGTAAATATAAAACTCGTCTATATGATCTACTATTTTAGCATTAGTCTTAGGATCTTTTTTATATTTTACCTGTTTAACTTTTCGCATTTTAGAAGAATCAATATTTCGTATTTCTTGAATTCCTGCCTTAAGGTTAGATTCGTTAACCATAAGGTGATAATAAATTCTTCCGTCTACATACCATGACCTAAAAATATCATGCCCAAGTTCGTTAAATTTCAACATTGCTATAACATTGTCAAATTCTTCTGATATAAGTTTTTTAATTCTATTGGTAGTTTCAACGTCTTCTAAAGATATTTCAACGGAACTTCTAAGTTCTGAAGCAGATATTGTTTCGTTTACAATTTCTTCAATTGCCATATCAACTTCAGGATTCATAGAGACGCCACGATAACGCATAATAAGTTGATGATTATCTTTTGATTGATCACCGTCCATATTAATATACTGGCCATAATGACCAGCAGCAGCAGTTACATATCCTGCACCATCGTCGTCAGTAGGAGGCACGACAGAACGTAACGATTTGTCCCCTGCCTTTTCTTTAGACGGTCTTTTAATTTCAAAACCAAATAATTTGAGTACGTTATCGTCTGCCATGAATATTCCTAAAAAATTAAACGGGGGATCTCTCCCCCGTTATTTAGAGCTTATGATGTGGTGTTACTTTCCCAGTACTGTACTGCAAATACTACATCAAAAGTTTCAATTTCTCCCACCTGCGCATAATCTAACTGAACCTGACCCACCGAAATAGGAAACGCTCCTCGGAAATCATATCTTTTAACCACAGACTCATCGCGATCAAGTTGTTCTACGATAAGATCCGCTTGATAGTCTACGGGATTTACTAATCCAGTATTAGCACTATGCGCATTAATTCCATTCAACCACCTTTCCATCGCGTCTCTTACACTAAAATCAGTGTCGTTCATGATAGTAACGTTCCAATCGGCAAACGTTCTATCGCCTGCGATTTTTAACTCTCTACCACGAAAAGGAATGTTGATGATATTAGTCGTTGATTCCGGAAGTTGTGCTGCTCGACACATAAACGAAGAAAGTTCAACATCTCCCCCAGCGTACTGAGGGAAATTTAACGTTGCTTTGAATAAATTTGCACGAGCGCCACCACCGCGTAGTTTTGCTTTAAAGTCGTCGACTCCTAAAATTGCCATTTATGTTCTCCTTAAACTGTGCCGACTACTTCTTCAAACTCAACTCCGCTTCTTACAGCAACAAAGTTAAGAGTGATGTAGTTGATGGAACGTGCAGGTTTAATGAAGATACTAGCAACAAATCTGTTTGCGTCAATTACAGATGGCGTGTTATTCGTTTCGTCACAAACAACTCTGAAATCTGTAATGCCTCGCCTTCCTTTAACTTCTCTTAAGAAAGGTTCTACAACGTTGACAAATTCAGCACGAGTAAATTCATCGTTAAGTTCAAACAGCACGTTTTGTGCTGCGCCTTTAATCGCTCTTTCAATTGTTAAAAACAATCTTCGAACATTAATTCGATCGAACGCAGAAGGTCTGTTCTGGAACGTTTTATCTCCATAAAGCAAAACGCCTTGCCCAGGTAGATTAACAATTGGGTTAACACCGTTTTTATACAACAAATCTCTTCCAACTCGATCAGCGTTATATGCTAAAGCAGTCACACCCAAATATCTTCCTCTCCTCTGACCAGCAGGAGAGAACCATGGATCTGCAGTTAAATCGCCTGCAGCCATTAATCCTGCTGTTGAAGAAGATGCTGGAATATAAACATATTGATCGCGATACTTGTCATAAACCTTCAACCAGTTATTATCGAAGATTGTATAGTTGCTTCGAGTTACAGTGTTAGCGCAAAGATTGACTGCATTTGTAGCAGCGGCAGGAGAAAGAGAAACGCAATCATCTAACCCTGGAGAAACAGTTACAACACAATCTCTTCTAGACGGACCTTCTGCTATAGAAATAAGGTCATTCGCTACTGTCGTTACGTCCGCCGTAGTATCTTGTCCAGGCGTAATTAAAAAATCTACCTGAATATTATCTCCGTCATTAAATTCGTCGTAACCAGATTGAACCGAAGACGCGCTATATGTTCCGGTTAATCCAGATCCCAATGCAAAACTTGTATTAGCGTCGGTATTTGAACCAACGATATTTGTGGAAGTTTCGCCAAATCCAGTAACGCCAGTAATAGTACGACACCAAACATATTCGGAAGCAGCGTTAATTACATCTTTTGCATAATTTGTGCTGCCATCTGGCGCTTTAGCGTCGTTTGCTGCAGAGACAAAAGGAAATGTTTCCAGAACAGTGCCAGGAGACCCAGTAAACACACCGCCACTATCAACAACCGCAATATGCATTTCGTCAAAAATAGTATTTGTCGTAACGCCTTGCGATTGTTTTACAAACACAGAAGATTCTGGTTGTCCATCAAATGCAGAATCTACTCCAGCATTAAATGTGGCAAAGTTTGACGATCCTGAACAAACTTTAATTGCTAATGAGTTACCAACACTTCCTGGGTATTTAGCATGAAAATCGCCAGTAGTGGGTTCGTCAGTTTCCCAGTCTGTTCTATTTTCGATTAGTTGTGCCGATCCAGCATTAGTCGAATTTGTAGCGCCTGCTCCTACTCCTCTAACATTGTATAAACTGCCAGAATATTTTAGAAAATATGCTCCGGTTAAAAAATCTCTACTAGATACTGCTGAATCTAATCCGGGCGCACCAAACGTTTCTGCTAGTTGCGCTTCATTACCAACTAGAACAGGAGTATTTGTTGGACCCCATGAATATTCTCCTACGAACGCTCCAGTGCTAGTAGTGACTCCTGGTACCTGCCCAGTTAAGTCAATTTCTTTGACTAGAATGTTGGGAGACTCACTTGGTATGGTTGCCATAGTCGTTTCCTTTTGTCATTTGCTTATCTGAAAACATAATACGGTATAAATCTCAATTGTATTTATTTATAAAAATCAAGTTCTTGTTCTAAAATAGGCAAAGACCATTCTAAACGTTCCATTTCTTCTCGAGTAACTATGTGTTCAATAAATTCTGAACCATCATCAACAAAACCAAAAGGAACTACGTCATCTTCAATCGCTTTCATCTTTTCTTTATACAACGTTTCTTTTATGTTAACGTCTGTCATATTAATAAATTGTTCTGTCATAGCATAGTAACCAAACATAACAAGGTTCATCATTAAATCATCATGATTGCCTTGACTCGCTTCATACGAAGAACCAGAAGCGACAAATGTTGATATTTCTAATATAGTTTCTTCATCATGAATAGTCATTTTATTTTCTTCTAGGATATCTTTTATCCCAGAACACCCAATTCTTTTAACTCGTTTGTTCATTTCAACGCCAATATGAGAAGATTTAATAGCAGAAGAAACGTGCGTATTCTCATATTCTAAATCGTAATACAACCCAGCGCAAGTTAATGATCCCTGATCGTTTGCTTCAATAATCACATATGCTTGATTGTAAACAGTAGCATACTTATAGATAATATTAGGGAAGAGTATTGGAGATATATTGTTATTCCGATACACTGCCACTTGCTCAAAAGGGCGTGTCGTAATGTCTATGACATTGAACGTAGAGTAATCCTGACCTCTTCCTTTCGAGACA